CGATACCCAATCGGGCGATTGGTTCGACCTCTATGTCAACGAAACCTACGGCAAGCAGCCCAAAATCCTGCTTAGCAGCCTGCAAATCATGCCTGCGCCTGACAACAGCATCCGCTACGTCTTGAACGTGCGCTCCGACAAAGGCTACGACAACCTCTCCGTCGAAGGCCTCTATTGCGCCCGCACGTCCTTTACTTACAGCAACGACAAGCGTTCGTCTTACAAAGTATTCGCTTACGGCGACATAGTAAACCACCGCTGGATCGAGCCGCGCAAAGGCGATTGGAAGCTGATCGGCAATGCGTTCAGCCGCAACGATGCCCTGCACACCGCCCTGTATCAGGCATTCTGTATCGACGGCATGCCGACAACGGTCGAAGGCTTGGTACAACGTTTGAAAGAACGCGGCGGCCGTCACGGCACAACGCTGACCAACCACGACAAATAAACCGCTTTAATCAACAAATGTGGGGGACTGTTAGTTTTTGCACAAGAAACAAATAGAGTAAAAAAACGCTGAAATCTCGGAAAGACGTGGATTTCGGCGTTTTTTTGTGTCCGGGAAAGTTACGCCAGCTTTTTCACAAAACCGCGCCGGAATGCGCGGTTTTTTGTTGAAAGCTGACGGGATTGGGAATTTTTTAAAACTATTTTAAGAGGGTTTTAAAATCAGTTTACGGTACGGCCAAACCATTCTACCCGGCCGATGATGGCTGTATCGGTGTTGTCGGCTGTGAGGTCGATTTCAAAAGGCTCATAAAGGGGATTGGCGGATTTGACCAAGAGCCGGCCGGGCAGGCGTTGGATGTTTTTGACAAACAGGTCGTTTCCTATGCGTAGGACGTACAGGCCGTCGCGCGGCTCGGTTTCGGCGTGGTTGATTAGGATGTTGTCGCCGTGGTTCAGGATGCCTTCCATACTGTCGCCTTTGACGGCGATTACGGAGAGCTTGTCTGTCTGCCGGGTAACGTAGTTTTCTATCCAGTATCTCCGGAAAGCCATGCAGAATAATGGTTTTTCATCATTCACTGTTTGTCCATGCCCTGCCGCCGCTTCCACGCTGTATCGCGGGATAAAGACAAACTCACGCAAATCAACCGGATTACCCAAGGTATCCACCGCGCCCGAGCCGGTATTGGATACCGGGAAGGCTCCAACGTTCTCCGGTCTTGATTTGTCAGCAAACGGCAAACCTTTGCCGGTCAGTAACCAGTTTAAATCACAGCCGGTAACTTCTTGAATTTTTATAAGTGTTTCAGCCTTTGGCAAACCATCTTTAGCAAATACCTTATTCAGTCCCATGTAGGACATATCTATCTTGGAAGCTATATCCTCCAATGTCGAATCCGGCCATAAAAGCTGAAGTCTGCTTTTAAAAGTCATGTATTTCTCTCTAACAAAAAGACTAACCAAAAAAACTTCCCTTTTGGTTAGAAATAATCTTAATCAAAAACAAAAGTTTATAAAATAATCGCCATTTGTTTGTAAATTGACTAACCAAAAGGGTTTAAAACTATCCTTTTGGTTAGTATTATTCGTTTCACTAAGTCAAATGACTTAGCAAACAAACCCAAAAGGAATGTGTATGGAAACCCTAAAAGAAAGATTAATGGTAAAAATTGAAGATGCGGAAAGACAAAAACAAGATTGGCATCGTGCGGAAATTGTGGCAGCAGTTCGTAAACGCGGGAAAACAATTACTGCACTATCAATCGAATCCGGGTTAAGCGCGAATACATTAAAAAGCGCGTTGCAATTTAAATATCCAAAAGGCGAACGGATTATTTCAGACTTTCTCGGCATTCCACCTCAAGAGATTTGGCCTAGCCGTTATCCCAAACAGGTTTAACTTACTCAAAAGAGTAAACAAAAGTTTATATCAGGAGCAGTAAATGAGCAACACTATATCCTTAGAGGAGCTGAAAAATTTAAGTTTGCCCTGTCTTCCCAAGAACCTAGAAAGCATTAGATATCGTGCCAAAACGCAGGACTGGCCGTACATCGAAGAAGTTGGCAAAGCGCGTGGAGGCCGTCTGAAAAAATACTTAATCGCTTCCCTCCCTGCCGAAATCCGGGCAGCCATTATGAAACGGCAGTCGGACGAGCTGGCGGAGAAAATGCCGAAAACCCTGCCCCAAGTCAGACCGGGGACGGCGATGTCGGCTCAAGCACTAGCTGAAGCGGCCAAGCTGTTGAACGAGAAACAACGGTCGGTGGCGGATGCGCGATGTGCGGTGGTGGCGGCGGTGTTGGGGATTAAATATCAATACGGTTGCTCTGCCAAGGCTGCGGTGGCTCAGTTTTTGGGCTTGCTGGCAGAAGGTAAATTGGACGCGGTCACGCTTGGAAACTTGGAAAAGGCCAATGACCGCAGCCGGTCGGCAAAGGTTGGCGAACGTACTTTAGACGGCTGGATTTCTGCTTATTTGAAAGCGGAAAACGCGACGGAGCGGTTGGTTGCTTTGGCTCCGAAGACGACGAAGGCGGTTAAACCGATTGAGAGCTACGGTTGGTTGCCGATGTTTATGCAGTTTCACAACATCCCTTCAGCGCCGAAGCTGGCGCACAGCTACCGCCGGTTTGTGCAGTGGGCGGAAACGGAAAATATGCCGGTCAATGATGTGCCTAACTTGAGTATGGTGCGGCGCGTTTGGGACAAGCTGCCGATGATTATGCAGGAGCGCGGCAGGAAAACGGGGGCGGCTTATAAATCGCTGCTGCCTTATGTGAAACGTGATTGGGGGGGCTTTGAAGCCGAACGATGTTTGGATCGGCGACGGCCACAGCTTTAAAGCGAAGGTGGCACATCCGGTACACGGCAGACCGTTTAAGCCGGAAGTGACGGTGATTATTGATGGTTGTACGCGGTTTGTGGTCGGTTTTTCGGTTTCGTTGGCTGAAAGTTGTGTGGCGGTATCGGACGCTCTGCGTATCGGGGTCAAGCATTTTGGTTTGCCGATTATCTATTACTCGGATAACGGCGGCGGCCAAACCGGCAAGACGATAGACCATGAAATCACGGGTATTACGTCCCGACTGGGCATCCGACATGAAACAGGTATCGCGGGCAATCCGCAAGGGCGCGGCATCATTGAGCGATGGTGGAAAGACAATCTGATTGAGATGGCGCGCCAGTATGAGACGTTTGCGGGCGCGGGGATGGACAGCAGCACGAAGAACCTGATGTACCGCAAGATGGAAAGTGCTTTTAATGCTTTGGAAAAAGGCAAGGATTTGACGGAGGAACAACAGAAATATTTGAAAAAACTGCCGAGCTGGTCGCGTTTTATCGCGGATGTGGTCAAGTGTATCGACGAATACAACAACCGCCCGCACGGCGAGCTGCCCCGACACCCTGACGGCGGGCATTATACGCCGAAGGCTTATCGGGAAATGAGGCTGGAACAGGACGGTATCGCGCCGGATATGTTGTCGGCAGAAGAGCTGGCGACGATGTTTATGCCGCAAGAGGTGCGAAAGGTACAGCGCGGTTGGCTGGATTTGTTCAACAACTCTTATTTCTCAACCGAGCTGGCGGAGTATCACAAAGACGAGGTACGGGTCAGCTACGATTTGAGCGATGCGTCGGCGGTCAATGTGTTTGATATGGACGGCAAGTTTATCACTAAGGCGCAGGCCAACGGCAATACCCGCGAGGCTTTCCCGACGGCTCGTATCGACCAACTGGCGGAAAAACGCCGAAAAGGCAAAATCAAGCGGGCGGAAAATGCAATCAAGCTTGCAAACGCGGAAGTCAATCCGGCTTTGGAACAGGCTGCGGTTTGGGACGAGCTGGGACATTTGGGCGGAAACGTCATCGAGGCGAAGTATGCGGTATTGCCGAAAACGGGCACGGACGATTTTGTGCTATTTGAGGCGGATAGAAGTTAGAACGGTTTTAAACCTCTTTTAAAAGGACTAAAAAAATGAAACAAATCAATCATACATTGCAACAAAAACTGGCTGAATTTAAAGCCAAATCAGGCATGAACCAAACCCAACTGGCACGCGGTATCGGTACTTCGCCGGCATCCATCAGTATGTATCTCAATGGTACTTATGCGGAAAAAGGCGGTAATTATGAAACCATCGAGCCAAAAATCGAGGCGTTTTTGGAGATGCAGGACAGTAAAGCGCAACGTGAAGAGCTGGTGCTGGGATTTGTATCGACTAAGACGACTCGCCGTATTGCAGAAGTGATGCGCGATGCGCACGAAGGCGGCGAAACGGTGGTGATCTACGGTCAGGCCGGCTTGGGCAAGACGCAGGCGGTCAAAAACTACTGCGAGAAAAACCCTGCGGCCATCTTGATTGAGGCTAATCCGAGCTTTACGGCTTTAGTATTAATGCGCAAGTTGGCGACGGCGGCGAAGGTGTCGGCGATGGGCAGTTTGAATGATTTGTTTGAATCGGTATCGGACAGATTGCGCGATTCGGGCCGTCTGATTGTGGTCGATGAAGCGGAAAACCTGCCGTTACGCGCCCTTGAAATTGTACGCCGTCTGCACGATGAGACTGGCTGCGGCTTGGTGTTGAGCGGTATGCCCCGACTGGTTGCGAATTTGCGCGGTAAGCATGGCGAGCTGGTGCAACTTTATAGCCGCGTGTCTGTTGCGCTGAATTTGGGCGAATCTTTGCCGGATGACGAACTCTTTGAGATTGCGAAAGCGGCTTTGCCTGATGCGGACGAGGAGACGCTCTTGGAACTGGTTAAACATAGTAACGGCAATACGCGCCGGATGAGCAAATTGATGCGCGGCGCGGTACGCACGGCGAACAAGAACGGTATCAAGATGCAGGCCGGTATCGTTAAGAAATACAGCTCCCTGATTATCCGATAAGAAAGGCCGTCTGAAATGAGACACGAATATGCGGTACACGCCGGAGTCTATGAGGACACTTGGCACGATTATGAAACCCATAAACGGCGGAAGATTTGGCGGGCTGATGTACGCGGCAAGCGCAAAGAAGGCTTCGCATGGTTGCAAATCCGCCGACTGCGGAAACGCTTCGAGACCAAAGAGGAAGCCAGGGAATGGGCTGCTCAAGTGAAGGCGGATTGGGTACGCAATAATTTTTTTGCCTTGAGAAAATATTAAGTAATTGATTTATAAGGAAATAGGAAAATGTCTACTGTATTTTTGAAGCGGATGTTGTTGGGAGCGGCTATGTTGGTTTGGGCTGTATTTTTCGTATCGATGTTGCGCGGTTGTGTTCCGGAGCCATCGGAAGCAAAGGCGGAAATGTCGCGCCGCGAGCGGATGGCGGATTTGGAGGTCAAGGTATTGGAAGAGCAATACGAGTCAATGAGCGTCGAGGAAAAAATGAAAGGGATTGTTTATGAGCGATAAGCCAATTTTATTGAGCCCTGCGGCGAAAAAAGAGGCTTTGGCACGGGCGGTAAAGGAAATCCGCGCGAAATATGGCGATAAGGCGATTGTGAAAGGATGTGTGAAATGAGTTTCGGACGACGTAATACGGATTGGCAGGCTTGGGGACAACACCGCAGGCGTGCGACGGCGCGAATGGCGCAAAAAAGCCGGGAGCGTGAAATTGAGGAATATCAGGCGCGTTTCAGACGGCCTGCCGAGAAGAAGGAGGAGAAAAAATGATTTGGTTTGTTGTCGGATTGGCGGTGTTGGTGCTGTTGGGGATTTGGCTTGAAATGCTGGCCCGAATCGTCGTGTTGCACATGATAGGCGAAGGCCATGACGGGTATGACGACAATTAAAACGGTAAGCCGTTGATGTTGCTCTATATTTTTTTGCCTTGTTGAAAATATAAGGTATTGATTTAAAAGGATTTAAGAAATGAATCAAAAAGAAATTACCGAATGGCTCGAAGACCGTGGCGAGCTGATGATTATGAAAAAGGACGGCGAAGGCTTTGTGATTGCAGCGCGTGCGCCGGATGGGATGTGGAAAACTGCCGAGGCGGAAACTTTGGCTCGGGCGATAACTTTATGGGAGGAAGTGTGATGAATATCACTAGACCAAATAAAGAAGATCTTGACGCAGCATGGGAACTGGTCGCGTTTTTAAACAAAATTGCGCAGGGTTTGAATCCAGTTTATCAACCTGCCGACCCAGAGGATGAAGATGATTTCGAATATCTGAGTGATGCACCTGCGGATGAAGTGTTTGAAGCTTTGGAATGCAAGTCAGACAACGCCAATTTGCCTTGGATTATGACTGTATTGGATACCTTGCTGTCTTCGAGTAACGATATTGTTGACCAAGAATCTAGTGTTTTGGATTTCTCTCCAAAATTTAAACAGGCTTTAAAGGATAAGGGAGCAGCCTTGCAGGCAATGAATACCATGGTGGCCAGCGGTTCGTTGAGTGATGCTGCCGTGAAGCAGATGTTGCCAACCGTAATGAAAACAGCACTGGCCGCCAATGCCGATGCCGATGATATTGCCAATATTGTGACCAAAGCAAAGCAGGCAGGGTTTAAAGAAGCCGATATTCCTGCTTTGCTTGACCGAGCCATGCAATCGGGCGCGGATGGCGGTTTTGAGCTGAAAGACATGGCGCGATGGTTGCCGCAACAGTTGGCAGCAATGAAGTCCGCAGGTATGGGCGCGACACTGGATAATTTCAGCAGTTTGTTAAATGCAAACCAACTGGCGTTTATGACTGCAGGCAGTACAGACGAAGCCGGTAACAACCTGGTCAATCTGCTGGCGAAAATCAGCAGTCAGGACATCGTTACTAAGGCAAAGAAAATCGACATTAACGGCCAAGAGGGTTTTGACTTCACGGCCAGTATGAATAAGCGTCAGGCTGCAGGCATGAACTCGCTGGACGCATTGGTCGATATTGTCAGTGAAATTGTGCAGAAAGATGAAAAGAGTGCTGCCTTAATGAAGCAGATGGCCGCAGCGCAAGGTGATGAGGCTAAGTTGGCTTTACTGGAAAACCAGAAAGCTTTGGTTGACGGTACGGCTGTCGGCCAGTTGGTTTCAGACCGCCAAGCCTTAATGGCGTTGCTCTCGCTCATCAACAACAAGCAAGAAGCCGCACGACTGCAGCAAGGACAAGCCAACGCCGCCGGTGCAGTAGATGGGGCTTATCAATTTGTGGCCGATGGCTCCGGATTCAAAAAAGAACAGCTCAAAACGGCATACAGCGAAGCTGAATATGGCGCATTCTCAAGCTTTACCGACATGGTGGCCAATAAGCTTAAAGGTATTGCCGACTGGGCCAGAGGTAATCAGGAAGCCGCGCAGACAGCGGTGGCGGCGGGTCAAGGGGCTGCGGCAGTATCCGCAACTGTGGGAACAAGCTCAATGGTAAGCGGCGGATGGCGGTTCTTCCAAGGCGGTCAAGGTGTTGCCGGTGCCGGCCGTTTTCTGCCTTCTGCAGGCTCAATGGGTGCCTTTACTTTAGGTGCTGCTCCGTTGGCCGCTATGGGCGGCGTAACACATTTGGCGGCGCAACGGGATAAATATGACGACTGGAGTAAACCGTTGGTGGCATTCGCCGACCGCTTGCAGTCGTTTTTGCCTGATTTTATGTCGTCTGCCAAAAACGAATACATGAGAAAACGGGAGGAATTGGGTGGGAATAACTCTCCGCTCGACAGCCCTGTTCTCAAAGAGAGTATGGCGCAGCTCAGTCAATCTGCACAAACCAATCAGCAAGCCAGCCAACAGTATGTCACAGCGGCAACTGAAAATCAGGCTGCAACTGCCCAGCTTACCAATGCGGCCACCCAGATGACTGCGGCGGCGGCGCAAATGCAGGCGGCGGCAGGTAAGCCGATACCCGTTACAGTCACCGTTCAAAACGGCAATATTATGGCCTATATCAATCAAGCGGCGGCGCGTGCGGCAGCTAAAAATTAAGGATCCGTGATGAGTTGGAAAGATACTTTGCTTGATGCCAGTTTCAAGGGTGTCGGCTTTGATGTAATCGATGATACGTTGCGTGGCACGCACGCCTTAGCCGAACACGAATACCCGTTTGTTCAGGGTTCGGATATTGAGGACACGGGCGTATCGGCAATGGATATGAGCCTGACGGCGGTATTGTGGGGGGATGATTATGAAGGCCGCCTGCAAAGCCTGTTGGGCGTTCTTCGTGAAACGGGTTCGGGTGAACTAATCCACCCGATTTACGGCAGCGTGCCCGATTGCGTGGTGGCTGATTTTGAAGCCGCTCATAATGAAGAAAATCCCGATTACTGTACGGTGCGGATGACCTTTAAGCAAAGTGTTAAAGCCGCCCCGTTTTTCGACCGTGAATTGCCGTCTGCACTGGCCGATGAAATCGATTGGCTGGCAGATTTGGCCTCATGGCAGGGTTTTGAAGTGTTCCAGACGGCCTTGGGCAAGATTCAGAAGGCACAAAGCCGTTGGAACGCATTTCATGCCACAGTATTGACGGCAGTCGGCGTTATGTATGGTCAGGTAAACGGCGTATTCACCGGCTCCATGAATCTTCTTAACAGTCCGCGCGTATTGGTGGCCGAGCTGAAATCAGTATTCGGGGTGTTGGCAAATATGCACGTCGTCGGTAAAAGTGGGCTGGATGGCTGGCGCGATCTGGTTGGCGGGGTATCAAAAGCCGCCGCTACGCCGTGGCAGGTAAGTCGCGGGGCAGAAGGCAGCGTTTCGGCAATAGATTTAATTCAGCGTGCAAAGGTTGAAGATGTCGCTGCTTTCACAACGTTTACCGCAACTGTTGGAGCGTGTGCTTTGGCAGAACAGGCCGCAGATATTCTGGCAACACAAATTGATGCGCCAACTTTAACGCCCGTGGAAATCTCACGCCTATTATCGGATACCCATGCTGCTTTGCAACGCACGCTGGCCGCAAACCGTATTTTGGCAATGATGTTGGCAGATGAGGCAAAGGCCGAGAAGATGGCTTATTCCCTGCTAAGGTTATACCAAACACCAGCAGACAGTGCTGATGATGTGTATCGCCGCATTGAGGCTGCCGGCCTGTTGCCGCAAATACCATATCTTGAAACTGCCGCCGAACTGACTGAAAGTTTGCGTGATACGGCGCACAAGCTGCAAAAACAGGCTTTTGCCGTTTTGAATATGCGCCCTCCGTTAGTGCAGAAAATTGTAGGACGTGATACCAGCCTGCATTTGTTGGCGTTTGAATGGTATGGCGATTACAGCCGTTTTGGCGAGTTGTTGCGTCTGAATCCGCAAATCCGTCATCCGAACTTTCTCAGTAAAGGAGAGGTGTTAAATGCCTACGCCAAATAATACCGTCACTCTGATGATTAACGGCAAAACTCATGGACAGTGGACGAATTACGACATTGTGTCCGACCTATTAACTCCTGCCGATGATTTTAGTGTCACTCTGGGCCGTCCAGTAGATGCAGTTCCGACTGCAGTGAAAGAAGGCGATAAAGTAGAAGTCCGTGTCGGTGGGGATACGGTATTGAGCGGCCGTATCGACCGTGTGCACACTACGACAGAGAAAGGCAATAAAACGCTGACCATTCAAGGCCGCGATGATGCCGGTATCCTGTTGGACTGTTCTGCGCCGTTGTTTAATGCGCAGGATATGGATTTAAACCAAATTATTGAAAAAATTGTCAAGCCTTTGGGTTTGTCGAAAATCCGTATCGATGCATCTAAAACCAATAAAACCCATAAAGTACAAATCGAGCCCGGAAGCCGTGCATGGGATGCCTTGACGCAATATGCCGAAGCCAACGGTGTATGGCCTTGGATGGAACCTGACGGCACGTTGGTTGTCGGTGGTCCTGACTACACCACAGCACCTGTTGCCGAGCTGGTCTTGCGGGTCAGTGGCGACAATAACAATATCAAGAGCCTGGAAGTCGAGCGCAATATGGCCGCTCGGTACAGTGAGGTCACGGTATTGGGGCAAAGTCATACCGGCAAGCACAATATCAAAGCGACGGTGAAAGATGAATCCCTTAAGCTGAGCCGGCCTTTAATTGTGACAGAGCCTGATGTTGACAGTCAGGCGGAAGCGGAACGTAAGGCAAAGAAACGCTTGGTGGACAGCCGCTTGGAAGGCTTGACCATCACAGCGGTGGTACAGGGACACCGAACCGATGACGGTACTTTGTGGCAACCGGGTCAGCGAATCAATGTATTGAGCGAGCCGGACGGCATTGACTCAGTGTATTTCCTTATGGCGCGTACCTTTGTCGGAGGCAGAGGCCAAGGCACGGAAACCGTATTAACACTTAAAGAAGACGGTGCATGGGTGTTGGATGCCGATCCGCCTAAGAAAAAACAAGGCGAAGGCAAAAAAGATGGCAAGAAAACGGCACACAAGCCGTCTGAAAATAGAAAAGCCAACGGTCAAGCACCAGTCAAGCCTAAGAAACGCCGTCAAGCTAAAAAGCCAAAACAGGAATTGCAGGTTATTTAAATGGATATTAAAACCATAGATAAGCGTATCAAACAGGCGTTTAACACTGTCCGGCAGGGCTTCCGGGGAAAGGTTGCCAGAGTCCAGGCAGGTGGCGGTGTGCAGAAAATCCAAGTCGAAGGCTTGGACGGCGAAACCGTGCAAGACTTGGAGCATGCCGAAAACTTCGGCTTTACCAGCAATCCTCCTGCCGGCAGTGATTGCGTTGTTGTGCCCTTGGGCGGGAAGACCAGCCACGGTATTATCGTTACCACGACAAACGGCGCGTACCGCATTACCGGTTTGTCTGATGGCGAAACGGCGGTTTATAACGCTGACGGTGCCAAGATGGTGTTAAAAAAGGGGCGCGTCATTGAGATTGACTGCGATAAATTAAATATTAAAGCACCTGACGGCGTAAATATTACTTCGGAAAAAGTTGAATGTTCTGCGGTATTAACTGCACAAGGTCAAATCAACGGCAATGGAGGTATGGCCGTGCAAGGCGGTAGCGGTACGACATTTACCGGCAACGTGGATATGGTCGGTGATTTGAATACTACCGGCGCATTAACCAACAACGGTAAAGATGTCGGCAGTAATCACAAACATACTGAGACCAACGGTACGGAAACCGGTGAAGTCATTTAAACTGCTTTTAAAGGCCGTCTAAGAATCCTTATTGGGTTTTTGGACGGCCTTTCTATATTTGTCTGACATCAATCCACTCAAAGAAAGGGCGTCCATATCCGAAAATTCAGGTATGGACGCTTTACTCAACCCACAGACGGGCGGCTATGTGGTCAACCAATCCGCCCAATCCATCGAAAACGAGTTGTATATCCGCTTGGTGACACCCTTGGGCAGTTACTGGGCAGACCGTACGCTCGGCAGCCGCCTGCACGAATTGCGCCGCCAAAAGCATTTAAAGCGCATTGCAGTGCTGGCCAAGCAATACGCCGAGCAAGCATTACAGCCTGTGCTTCAGTCTAAACGCGCCCAATCCATCCAAGTAACCACATCCACACCGCAGCGTGGCTGGCTGAAATTGCATATTGAAGCTGTCGATGCCGCAGGCGATACCGTAACCCTTAGTCACAAAGTGGCCGTGATATGACGCAAGCACTTAATTTCGAGCAAATCCGCGCCAATTATCTGCGCGACCTGCAAAACCAAAACCCCGCCGCCCATGTACACGCGGGCAGCGACAACCATGTACGCGCCACCGCTATTGCCGCAGTGGGCGAAGGCCAATACCAGCATCAAGAGTGGATTTTGCGTCAAGCGTTTGCCGATACCGCCGACAGTGCCTACCTCGAAAAACACGCTGCCAAATACGGTATTTACCGAAAAACTGCCACCTTTGCGGGCGGTAAGGTGCGTGTTCGCGGCGCGGTCGGTGCAACGGTGCCTGTTGGCCAACAAATCAATGTGGGCGATAAGGTGTATTTAGCCGCCGAATCCGCCATTATCGGTGCGCTTGGAAGCGCCGAAATAGCCGTTATCGCCACTGTTGCAGGTAGCGCTCAAAATCAGGCGACTGAAACTACGGCAATATTGCAAAGTGTCCCCACTGGGATTGACAGTTCCGCCGTCTTGCTAACGATGGTTGGCGGTACAGATGCCGAGAGTGGTGAGAGCCTGTTGGCGCGCTATGAAGAACGCCTGCGCCGACCTGCTGCGGGCGGTAACCAATACGACTTCCGCAATTGGTGCTTGGAAGTGCCGGGGGTGGTTGATGCATTTATCTACCCTTTACGTCGTGGCAACGGCTTTGTCGATGCCGTCATTTTAGGTGAAAACGGTATTCCCAGCGCGGAAACACTGGCCGCCGTACAAGCTCATGTAGATGCGGTGCGACCGGTTACCCGTAAAAACGGCTTCCTAGCCCTTGCACCCAGTATTCAGACCGTGAATGTGGCCGTCACCATCACCTTAAGCAGCGGCACGGATACCGATACGGCCACCGCTGCCATCAAATCAGCCGTAAACGCCTATTTTGATGCTTTAAAGCCAGGCGACACCCTAATTAAAAGCCAGTTGGAAACCTTAATCAGCGAAGTGTACGGCGTGCGTGACCGTGTCTTAACCACCCCTGTGAGCAATATCAAGCCGCAGGAGAGTGCCGAAGATATTTACTGGCTGCGTCCTGGCAGTATTAGTGTGGAGTACACCACGTGAGCCATCAAGCCTTACTTGCCGCCATGCGCCCGCCAGTCAGCTACGACACCGTAGGCGAAACGGCAGAAATTAAAGCCGAAGCGGGTGTGTTTGATGTTGTGGCCGATCATGCGGAAGGAGTGAAAAATGCGCCGTTCCCTGACGCGGAAAACGATTACCTGTACCGCTGGGAAGAGCTGCTCGCCATCACTCCGCCTGCCGGAGCCAATACCCAACAACGTACTGATGCAGTGCTGGCTAAACTCAACGCCTTGGGCGGTTTGAGCATTGCCTACTTTACCGCCATCGCCGAATCGGCAGGCTACACCGTAAACATTTACGAAGAAGACCAATTCCGTGCCGGTGAAAGCTGTGCGGGAGATTGTTTGAATACTGAAGATGCTATTTGGCGTTGGTGCGTCGACATCGCCGACGGGAAAGCCACCGCCTATATTTTCAGAGCCGGACAAAGCCGTGCAGGCGATCGCATCAGTGTATACACCGACCCGATTATCGAAACAATGTTCGAAGAATTAAAACCGGCATGGACTTATTGCCGTTTTGAGTATGAAGAAGAGGTATAAAAATGGACTTAATCCAAACCCCGAGTAAGCAATTTATCGATGGCGACCGCCGCACGCCGGGTACGCCTGTGCCTGCATGGTGGTTAAATCAATTGCAAGGCGAGTTGTACAGCATTTTAAACGCGGTTGGCATTGAGCCTAACAAAGCCGACCATGCCCAAGTCTTATCAGCTATTAAAACGCTGGCCGCCGATGCTTCTCAAGTGGCCAGTATTGAGGCTTTGCGTAAATACAGCGGTGATGGTTATGTAAACGTTAACGCCTATCACCCCAATACAACTGTGGGCGGCGGCGTGTTTGTGGCGGATAAAGCCGATAAATCTACCGCTGATAACGGTTGTACCGTTATTGTTTCTACCGACGGCACGCGCTGGAAGCGTGTGTTTTCAGGGATGCTCAATCTACATGATTTTGGCTATGTAGCCAGCAAAAACAATGCACTAGCAACTTTAAATGCCGCTGAGGCCGCCGCGCTTGGCATTGTTGTCGACTGCTTAGGTTTGTCAATTGATACGGGTAATACCTACCCGCAAAAAAACAAATACACAAACGGCAAGTTTGTGATTAACGGCAAAACTGTCGATGTTCAATACCAGCCTATCAGAAGCGGTATCGGTCGATTCATTTCTGGCTCAGGGGCCGCCGCGAACATTAAATCAAATGAGTGGACTGGTGCTGGAATTGTAGCGATTGGCGAAGGTGCAATGAATCAAACTGAAAAGTGTGTTTCAGCTATCGCAATTGGTGATCGTTCACAAGGTTTTTCCCGTATTAGTCGCGACAATATTTCTATTGGCCCAGACAGTCTTATTAATGTACAGGCCGAAACCGAATGGTACGACCAGTCTAAGATGTCCGGCACGCGCAATGTAGGCATCGGCGGGAATGCCGGGCGCGGCATCACTAGCGGCTTTTCAAATGTAGCAATCGGCAGAAATTCAGGTCAGGGGCTGGGAACTGGCTATTCGAATGTGGTATTAGGTTCGGCAGCGTTGGCCGGTGTTGCCCCAATAGGACTGACTGGCGATATTGAAGTTTTTTGGCCATCCCCAACATCTCGCACCGTAGCTATCGGCGAATCTGTTTTACAGATGTACCAAGGACGAGATGCGCAAACCGCAATCGGTGGAGGTGCTGCAAGAAATACAAAAACAGCTGAAAAAGTGACCGCGATTGGTGCTTCGGCGTTAGAGAACTTAGAACGAACCCGCGCTCCGAATGGGGGCGATGTGCTATGGACTGGCACTGAGAGCGGAAATTATACCCAAAGTGGCAGTAATATTACTTTGACATTTGGTAATATTCGCGGCGCAAAAGTCGGTTATTGGGTGGGAATCCGCCTCACTTCAGGCGAAGCCCAGACAGTTCAGGGTGATGTAGTGCCTGCTGAAGTGGTTGAAGTAACAGAAAGTAGTATTAAAGTCCGTAGTCCTAAAGAACTTAACGCATCAGGAGTGGCGGAGCTTAAATATGTCTATTCGTCATCATCTTCGGCGGCGAAGAATGAAGAATTAACAGTGATTGGTACGAATGCACTGAAAGATGCAGTCAGCGGTGCATATTCTACTGTTATTGGTGCAGATGCCATGTTGACAAGCACTAACCCCCAAAAAGTTGTGGCGGTTGGGGCATCATCATTCAGAAATGGAACGCATTATTCCAGTGTTGCTGTGGGATATTGGTGCGCGCCTACTATTAGTATTGAGCAGTGCGTTTTTATTGGCGATTCAGCAGGATATCGAAATGTTCAAGGAAATGTTTTAAGCGGGAAAATAACTAATAGCATTGCGATTGGTTACGGTGCGCGAATCAATGGAAGTAACGAGATTCAGCTTGGCGGTTCGGGGCAAACATTGTACGCCCCGACAGCGGTAAATATTCGTTCGGATGCCCGCGACAAAACGGATATCGCACCACTGGATATCGGTTTGGATTTTGTTAAAAAGCTGCGACCGGTAACTGGCGTATATGACCGCCGAGACGCCTATACCGACGAACTTTTTACCGATTTGCCGCCGGAAGAGCGCGCAGAAAAACTGCGGGAGTGGTGGCAGGATCCAATCAAAGACGGACGCTACAAAGAAGACCGCATCCAGCATTGGTTTATTGCTCAAGATGTCGCTGCATTAGAAGCTGAGTACGGCAAACTGCCGATGGTGAATTGCAGGATGGATACTTACACAATTGAGTACGAGACATTTGTGCCCGTTTTAACAAAAGCGATTCAAGAAATGTCTGCTCAAATTGATGACCTTAAGAAGCAGATTGAGGAGTTAAAAAAATGACAAGATGCGTGCTCGACCAAGACGGCTTGTTCGTAGAGGAGCAATATTTTGATGACGGCCGCGCCAGCATCGAAGCTGAAATGCCTGATCTCGCACAATATCAGGCTGCCCAGTGGGATGGGCAAGGTTGGCAGATAATCCCCGACTATCGTGGATGCGTAGTTTTTTCCGGTGAGCAAGAGCAGGTGTGGGATAAGTTAGGTGATTTGCCCGATGGCGTTAGCCTGACCCCGCCGGAAACAGTAAATATTGCAGAATTGAAAGCTGTAAAACTCGTCGCATTAAATACTGCAGCTCAGGCTTTTATTAACAAGCACGCCGGTATCGACAGCGTACCTGAATTTGAGTTTGCAAGCTGGTCAATTCAGGCCTCCGAAGCAAAAGCTTGGCAGTTAGATAAAAACGCGCCAACTCCGGTGCTTGACGGTATTGCCACAGCCCGTGGTATTCCGGCTGATACGCTTAAGGCTGCTGCGTTGCGTAAAACGCTGGCCTATGAGCAACTTGCCGCCCATGTGGCAGGCCAGCGCCAAGCGCTGCAAAGTAAGGTTGAAGCTGCTAAGAAACAATCTGATTTAGACAAAATCGAGATTGCATTCTCCTTGCCGGAGGCCGTCTGAAAATGGCAAAAGTCTATTTGGCTTTATATAAAGGCCGCAAGACGATAAAAACGCCCAAGGACTTGGCTTTCCGCATTATCGAATGGGTGATACGCAAAGTTACCGGCGGTCAATATTCTCACTGTGAAATTGCGGTGTCGGTAGCGTTTTTAGACGGCCTCTTTGATTGCTATTCATCATCTTTTCGTGATGGTGGTGTGCGCTGCAAACGTATGCCGTTGCCTGCCGAAAAGTGGGATTTGATTGTGCTGGATAATCAACAAATTGTAATGGGTCGTCTGTTTTCTTTGTGGAGGAACACTAAGGGGAAACGCTATGATTCATTGGGTGTGTTATGCGTGACATCGTTTTTCCGTCGTTTTTTGAGGCAGTCGGCAGATAAATGGTTCTGCTCGGAATGGTGCGGGGAAGTAATGGGAGTCGCCGAGCCATCATTATGTTCGCCGGTTGACTTGGCAGAGTGGTCACAAGACAAAAGAAAGGCCGTCTGAAATGCAGCCGAAAACACAATATTTCACGCTTTATCGTGGTGACACGCACCTTTTTAAAGTGTCCTTAACAGCCGAAAATAAACCGCTTGATCTATCTTTGAGCAGATTTGTCATGGATATCCGAGCTACTGACGGCTCAATCATCCAGCCGACAATTTCTATTGATGGCAGTGATGTTTGGTTGCTTTTCCCAGCAAGTTTAACTGCCGATATTACTTGGAGCCGTGCTGAATATGACTTACGCGCGGTAACTGGTAATGTCGTTAAAACCTATCTGCGCGGCGTTGTGACGGTATCGCCGTCAATTAGCCGTGTAGATCTTGGCGTGGGAGACGGCGTGATTCATGAAGAGGCAGTATCCATTGATGTGAGTGGCCAGGCAATCATTGTTCAGCCAACAACAGGTACTGCCGTTGATTCAAAAGTTATTGCCGATTTGACTGTTAAAATCACGCGCTTGGAAGCGGCTGTCAAAGATGCCGAAGAGAGTGAAGAGATTGCCGCATTGTCAGAGCGATTGAATGTTGCACAACGTGCTATCGAACAGGCAGGCTCGCTGGAAGGCCGTTTACTGGCGCTTGAGGCAAGTAAAGAAGAGCTGTCTAATCATGCGAGAGAATTGGCTAGTCAGCGCGTAAATCTTGAGTCTGTCCTAACGCGTCTGACGGAGAAAGACCAAACCGTTGCCGCATTGTCAGAGCAACTTCAAGCATTGCGCACGGAAGTTTCCAAAGCTGAAGAAAGTGAGGAGATTGAAGCACTGCATAAGAAAATTGTTGCCGTTACCGCTGATTTGGAAGCCGCAAAAACAGCAGCTGCGGGCGCGGCCGCTTCAGCAGAAGTGTCTGCATTGCGGGCGAAGATTGCCGAATTGGAAGCAGTCGCTGAAAAACAATCTAAACAGGCAACGAAAATCGCTGAGCTGCGAAGCCTTTTAGGTATGAAGAAATGCGAGAAAATCCATTTGACGCAGGAAATGTGGGCTGACGGCGGGTATACATGGACTAAAGTTGCCTTCGCCAATACCTATAAAGACCCGCGTGTTACGCTTTCTCTTGAGCATAACAGCCTGGTCGTCTTGTTTCTCAATCATGCGATTTGCGCAAAAGACGGCAAAGGTGTATCCATTCGTACAAACTACGATAAACCTAAAATCGACGTATCCTATTCCGTTTATTTATATGTCGAAGAGTGGAATGGCTAGTTAAATTTAAAGCCCGTTTAAATCATCTTTAAACGGGCTTTCTTGTGCAAAAGCTGGCGTAATTTTAAAATCTCACAAAGTGCAAAAGCTGACGCGAAATTGTGCAAAAGCCGTCGGCGTCTTACACAAAAAGGCCGCCTGCAATTTTTCAGACGGCCCTGTCTTTCAAGACGGCCTAGGCTTTCTGGTAC